GAAAACTGGTGATGATAGATACACTGTACAAGCCATACAGAATAACTTAGTCGGTGATAATGCACATTATGAGTTACACGTAATGAAGGCCTAATATGACAAACGCAGTACAGTTCAAAGGAGCCGATGAGTTACTGCTTGCGTTAAGAAGAAATCCCGAAAAAGTACGTAGTGAAGCTGGTAATTATCTACAAAGAGGAAAGGCATTGCTGTTAAGAAAGATGATGGAATCACCATGGAGGATCGGATCTGCTAGTGGTGGTATTCCAAGAGATCAAGGACAACTACGGCAAGCACACCGTTCTCAGGTGAGTATGTCATCATTGACAGCTATAATTTATCCAGATTCTCAAGCTGCACCGTATGCTTATTGGGTACACAAGGGAACGACTAGAATGGAAGGACGACCTTGGATGGATTATGCAGTGAAAGCAGAATCGGATGCAATTATGGAATTACAGGATCAACTCTTAACAAATATAGTCAAAGATCTAGCTAAATAATATGTTCGCAGTATTAAACACAAAGATTAACAATACTCTCGGTGAAGTAGATGAATTGGCAGAGATTTTCGATAGGCCATTAGCTAAAGAGGAACGATTCTCTAAATATCCAGTTGCAGTTTTCTACTATACTGGACTTCGTAACGAGTTCGAGACCAATCAGGAGAACATGAAAGAGTACCAATATCAAATATCTCTCATTACAGAAACGGAGGTCGCTGGTATGGATAAAGCTCATGGAACGGTTATGGCTGGTTTGATAGATGCCGTTATGGCGCAATTCGATGAAGACTGGGATCAAGGAGCAAGCTCTGAAGGCCACCGTATCTGGTGGAAGGTCGACGATGTTCAGATGGGAGTATTTGAGGAACATAATGGATTGCTTATATCAGCAACATTAAACTTAACAATTAAGGTTATTACCAATAATTAAAATAATATGTCAGAAATAATTGGAAAACAGATTGAAGTCGGTGTAGCAGTCGAGGAGACTCGAGGAACACCGCAAAGCGCTGCCGAAAAATGGATCAAGAATGTTACAGCTAGCATTGTTGAGAAGGCAGAAAAGACTGTCGATGACAGCAACAGAAATAGACTTGAAGATTCATTGGGTGCACGACTTGTTCGTAAGTGGTCCGAAGGAGACCTTGAAGGAGTTTTGCACGCAGATGGTATTGGATACCTGCTTTATAACATTTACGGAGCAGTAAGTTCTTCGCTTGTATCAGGTTCGGTTTATGACCACACCTTCAGTGTAGAAAATGGTATTTCACACCCTTCGCTAACATTGATCGCAAAGGATGGTGCAAATAGTCAAGACGGATTTGCTAATGTGATGCTTTCTAGCCTTGAGATTAAGGCAGCATTGAATGATTACATTCGGTTTACAGCATCTTTCATGGGTGGTGAAGCTTCTGCGAATGTAGATACACCAAGTTATGAAACAACAGAATATGATTTTGTTGGTAAAGATGTGACAGTTAAGTTTGCTGATACAGAGGGCGGACTTTCTGGAGCTACTGCTACAAAGGTTAAGGATGTAACGATTAAATGGGATGCTGGTTTGATTGCCGATCATGTACTTGGTGATTACTACCCAGACGACATTTACAACGGAAATCATTCGATTGAAGTTGAGATTACTCCTAACTACGAGGACGATACCTTCAAAGATCTTTATACTGCGGAAACTTACAAGTATATGGAGGTTGTTATTCAAGGATCACAAGATATGGGAGGTGGAACATATCCAACCTTAACACTTGTCTTGAATAGAGCACAGATCATGGATTGGAACCGTGAAGGTGGACGAGATGAGGTTATTACACAACCAATTACAGTAAAAGCTTTCTACAACGAGGTTGATGGTGAAATGTCTTCACTCGTATTGCGAAACGTTACAACTGAGTACGACGCAGTTGAAAGCGCATAACCCCACGATGTATGAGTAAAATGATTGAACTTTCAAATGCACAGGTTGAGATTAAGGATATCTTGACTTGGATGCAGGCACAAGAGATCGAAGCTATTTTTGCCGAAGGTGCAAAGATTGGACCAGAAGGAAAGCCAACTGGATTCAACGGAGCAGTATTATTACAGGCAAAGATCAAGTTGATGGAAATGTTGATCGTAAAGATCAAAGAGGGAGATAAAGAGTTTGGTTTTTCTCGAGAATGGGTTGAAAAGTTGAGTGTAGTAGATGGGAATAAACTATCGAATGCACTTGATGAGGTTTCTGGAAAAAAAGCCTAGACTGGAACCAACTATCAGACGAACTCCAAGGGAAGCGGACACCTAGTTTTGAAACTGTGTGCTTCCGCTTCTCTCAAGAGTTTGGTTGGACGCCAGAACAAATAAGAAAAATGGACTACAAGGACGTCGAGACTTATTGGACACTGTTGGCGGTGCAGTCAAGTATAGAAAAAGCTCGACAAAGGAAACATCAAAGATAAACTATGGCCGAGAGCAGAGAACTTCAAATATTATTGACGCTGAAGGACAACGCGACGTCCTCACTAAAAAACCTAAACTCGAGTATTGAAAACACTCAAAAGAGTTTTAGGGATAATTTTGGTGCCATTGCAGATCAGCTAAGTAATATTGGTCAAAAAATGACCATTGTTGGAGCCGCTGCTACTGCTGGCTTTGGTCTTGCTGTTAACGAGGCTGTAAAATTAAACGAAAGCGTAAACGCTGTCAGTGTTGTTTTTGGAGAAGGCGCTGATGGTATTTTAGCATTTGGTCAAAATGCCGCGACGGCTGTTGGACTTTCCAACTCTGAGTTTAACCAGATGGCGACTATCACGGGTGCGCTTTTTAGTGATGTTGGAAAACCGATGGATGAAGTCGCAGATATTACTATTGAATTAACGAGAAGAGCATCAGATCTTGCATCTGTTTTCAATACAGATGTATCCGATGCTATGAATGCTATTAACGCAGCTGTTCGTGGTGAAACCGAAGCAATTCGTCGGTACGCTGGAGATGTTACAGATGCAACTTTAGAGCAGTATCTACTAGCAAAAGGAATGAGCGGTACAGTGTCGGAAATGACACAGCAGGAGAAGCGATTACTTCGAATGACCGTTTTGTTAGATCAAACAAGTGCTGTTGCTGGTGATTTTACCAATACAAGCGATCAATTAGCTAATAGCCAACGCATCGTAACAGCTCAAATAAAGGACATGTCGACTAAAATTGGAACAGTTTTGTTACCTATTTTGACAGAAGTCCTTGCTAAAGTTGGTCCGATTATCACAAAAATGGCTGAATGGATCGAAGCAAATCCTGAATTATCAGAGAAAATCATCATCCTAGTTGCTGCATTGGGTGGTCTTATGGCTGTTTTAGGACCTATTTTGATGGTTCTACCAGGTATTGTTGCTGCAATTGGTATCCTATCGGGTCCAGTTGGTGTCATTGTGTTGGCTATTGGTGCATTAGTTGCAGTTGGAAGTTTACTATATTTGAACTGGAGTAATATTAAAAAAGCAGCATCTCGTGATTGGAACATCATCAAAAATGTAGTTTCAACAGCTATTGGTACTATTTCTAATACATTTTCAAAAATAAAAGGAGTTGTTACTAAGGTTGTTGGAGTATTGAAGACATTATGGGATTGGTTCTCTTTTGGAGTTTCAGAAGGTGACTTTCTTAACGACTCATTAACACATCTACCGGATGCATTACAGGGATTATTTACCGGTGTTGCCAACTTTATAACAAACGTTCAAAGTGTTTGGGAATCATTTAAAGAGGGAACGATAGCAACATTCACTGCTATTAGTAATTTTATTTCTGCTGTATTCACAACAGCATTCGGTGTTGCGATGAAGGTGTTGCAATTCCTATTCATGTTTACAATTGGTGTTTGGATTACAATATTTAATGCGTTTGGAATTGATATTGTTCAAGTTGTTATTGATGCAGTGGCAAAGATAAAAGAATTGTGGGAAGCGATGACTTCTTGGGTGACTGAAAAATGGACAAGTTTAACATCTAGTGTTAGTGAAAATACTAGTAGTTTCATCGATACCATGAGTGGATACTGGGAATCACTCACCACTTTTATAACATCACTTTGGGAATCATTCACAACATTTTTCAACGAAAAGATGAATCAAATCAGCATGTTCTTTATGGAGATATGGACAGCTATTTCTGAGTTTATCGGAGTTATTTGGACAACTATTTATTCATATATTTCTGAAAGGCTTGCATCAATATACGAAAGAGTGTTGGCATTTATCACACCAGTACAAAATGCTTTCTCGTCTCTTTGGAGCGCTGTAGCGGGAACAGCCGCATCAGCTTTTGAAGCAGTTAAGGAAACCATTAAATCCGGATTGAATTGGATAATTGAAAAGATAAACTATTTTATCCGTCGAGCAAATGAAATTGCAAGAGCGGCATCAAGTGTACCTGGTATTAGTGCCGGCGACATTCCTCAATTGCCAGAAATACCAATGCTAGCAAAGGGTGGAATTGTTAATCGGCCAACTCTCGCAATGATTGGTGAAGCTGGACCTGAGGCTGTTGTGCCATTAAGCCGTGGAGGTGCTGGAATTGGTGGAGTAAATATTACAATCAACGGAGATGTCACCGGTCAAGAGATTATTGAAAAAGTGAAGCAGGGATTGATTCGTGACTTTGCACTTAATCAAAGAATACCCACATGATAACGCTTAACATCAATTCAGTTGATAAAAGCGACCATATTGATTGGCCGAGTCTTAGCGTCACCCAAAATCTTACACAATTGGTTGATACAGCGCAGTTTAAGTATTTCAAGGCTGATAAATCATACACACCAGAGGTTACAGATGAAATAGAGATTTATGATGGGAGTACTAAAATCTTTGGTGGTCAGATCATATCTATCAACGAGGGAGTTGCTACTGGTGCAGGTGGACTTACCTATGACATTAAATGTGTTGACCATACTTATGCTTTCGATTCACAATTGGTTGCAAAGGCATATGAAGGAAATACGATCAAAGAAATAATCGATGACATTGTATCTACATTTACCGATGGAAGTTTTACAACAACAAATGTAGTTTCAAGTTACACAATTGATAAAATTGTTTTTAACCAAGTAGCACCTAGTGCATGTTTGAAGCGATTAGCAAAGGCATTAAATTATTATTGGTACATCGATGAAGATAAAGATATTCACTTCTTCCCGATCTTGTCAGAATCAGCACCATTTGATCTTGAGGATGATAATGGGAACATGGTCTATAAATCATTGAAACGTGCTATTGATGGTTCACAGTTAGCAAATAGTTGTATTGTACGCGGTGGTTTATATGATGAGGCTGATACCTACACCGATTACATAACGGTTTCCGGAAATGATTCGAGTTCGTTCACATTACCATTCCAAATGGCAAATCTGGCTATTGAATTAGACACCGGGGCGGGGTATGTAGCGCAAGATGTCGGAGTTGAGTTTATTGATGATTATACTACTGATGATGTTCTTTATGATTACCAGCAAGCATCTATTCGTTGGGAAAATCCATTATCAGATGGCGATATAATCAAATATACTGGAAATAGAAAGATTCAAGTGCTTGCAGTTGCTGAAGATCCGACCAGTATCGCTCAATTTGGTCAAAGGTCAAAGATCATTCGTGATAATTCAATCGAAGATTTAGCACTTGCGAGAAAACGAGCACAAGCAGAGATTCAACGCTTTAAAGATACGATGGATCAGTTAACATTTAAAACGCGAGTATCTGGATTGCGAGCTGGGATGACAATACATTTGGATAGCACAGAGAGAAATATAGATGTAACGTATATCATATCATCGCTCACCTTCTCGACTATTGATCCACAGACGTTTGAATATCAGGCAAAGATGGTTAATACACTATCTGTTACGTTCGACGAGTTGTTAGCACTACTAATGGAACCAGATACACAACTTGATGATGAATCAGAAGTTAGCGAGATAATCAAAACGGATATTGTAGAGATAGCGATAGCAGAGGTTATTGAAAGTGTTACACCAGAAGAAGATGAGGAAACTGTCACAATAGCAGAAACAATCACAGATAATCCACTAGGCGCGGGTGTCGAGCCAGAATGGGTATTGGGTCCGTATGTTCCTAGTCCTTGGCCAACAGACACAAAGCGTCAGGGTCTCGTGGATGTATCAATGAAACTATATTAAATATGCAAATTGAAGAAAAAACAAAAGTCAAAGGAGTTATTCGCCAATTCCGTCTACGAGTCGACGAAGATCGAAAGGATTATGTTATTGGTAAATTAAGAGAATACGTGAAGACAAAAGATGTATTCTATCTTGAATTACTCAAATCAATGGGATTCTTAATCGAACATACAGAACAGAAAAACCTAATTACGACAGTCGGTCGAGAGGTTATGGCACGCCTTTTAACCGGTGAAACGACTTATAGTGGCGAGATTAACTATGGTGCACTTGGTTCTGGTACTACAACACCCGCAAATGCAGATACAACGCTAGATACTGAAACTGTGCGATTTTTAACTTCTGCACAAGCGTATGATGAAAATATAGCATACGTTGACTTCTTCATTGAGGCCGGAACTGCGACAGGGACACATGAAGAGTTTGGAAACTTCATTGATGGAGCAGCTGGTGCTGATACTGGTCAAATGTGGTCCCATATTCTCACTGGTGGCTGGGTGAAAGGAGCATCGGACAGTCTATTTATTTCATGTCAATATACATTTAGTTAAGTTCTATGTCAGCAAATTACCCTTGGAATATAGGAGATAAATTAAACGCCGCGGATGTAAATGAATTGCATCAGGGTCTTTGGGGTGCGGAAGCGTATGCGGCGGCAGGGGGTTCGGCAAACGCGTTTACATTGTCTTGGAATGCAGCCGTTACAGCCTATGTAACTGGTATGATTATTGCATTTAAGGCAAATCATACAATTACTAGCAAAGCGACAATAGATGTAAATAGTATTGGAGCAATAGATATTAAACGTAGGTTCAACAAAGATACTCAAGCTGGTGATATTCGAGAAAATCAACTCGTAGTACTACGTTATGACGGTACAGATTTTGTGATGATGTCAAATCCTGGAACTCCAGAACCGCAAAATATAAACTTTACTCTCTTGTATCTTTTGCAGGACGCTGGAATATCGACGAACACAACATTTGCCATCTCTGCAACGGCTGGTTATTCAGATGCAACGCAAAAAACAATTTGTTTTGCTCATGGATACAATGGAAATGCAACTGATGGATTGAGTTTTCTTGGAAAGTACCTTGCAGAAGAATACGGACAATCGCTTTATACAAAACAATTAACCCTTAATACTTCTGGTGTTGAAGGAACCCAAATGCGTGGAGCGGTAATGATTGGTACCGATGAATGGACTTCGCCTTCTGATCGAATTAAGAAAAACGGAACCGATGTTTCATTCTCTGGTACAGCAAGATATGGTTCATTAGCACACGATCCGACAAATAACTATCTACTTGTTCTATACGATACACAGAATATCGCACGGTTTAGTGGAATTGCTGGAACGACACTTACAAATATCAGTTCTGATATTACACTGGACACTGCAATTGAAACTGGTGTTGGTAATGAATACAACAGTATCCTCTGGGACGATGAAAATAGCGAGATTATTGCAATTGACGCTAGTGCGGATACAATTTATAAGTTTGACAGTTCAGGAAATAGTATTGAGAATGTTACATACTCTGTTGACGATTCAAATATTATGGGTATCTGTATTGTGAATGATCGTGTTTGCTTGATACTCGGACAAGAACTTGGACTAGTCTCAAGTGAAGACTTCTATTATATACATTATGAAATTGTTCCAACAAAGATGGTTAGAAGTTCATAAATAACGAAATAATATGACTGAAGATAATTATAAAAAAACAGATGATCCTAGCACACAGAAGGCTG